GCTGCTCTGAGAGTTGTTTGATTGTTTGTGCGGTGGTCATGCTGCGGCCTCCTTGGCGTCTTTTTCGGCTATTTCCTGAACCTGCTGGATGCGCTCGCCTATCCATTTCATGCAAGGTACGGCCATTGAATTGCCCAGAGCTTTGTAACGCGGACCATCCGGGCATTTGTCCTCGGACTTGCCGCGGTATAGGATTTTCGTGAAGTTGTCAGGAAATCCCTGTAAACGCTCACATTCGACTGGGGTTAACCGGCGAACGGCCATTCCGTAAGAAGCAATTTGAACCTCAGATCGTGCCTCTAGGGTGTATGCGGTATTTTCTTGAACACCAACCCCGTCAGGTCCACTGTTCGGATTTTCTCGCGTCGTTCCTGCCTGAAGGGAAAAAGCAACAATGGGTGTGCCCCGGCCCGTTCCATCTTCACTTGCGTCAAACCCTTCGCCTCTCAGCGTGTGTGCGACCTGGCCGGAAACAGCCAAGACATGCGGCTTATCTCCGCCACCCGACGAAGCCCCCAGAGTCCCTGCTATAGGCCCGCCCAGCTCAGCGGTTGCCCCGCCTTCACGACCTCGCAGACTGACAAATACCGCATTCTCTGCACCGTTGTTGCGACCAAGGGCAAACGCCTGGCTACCGGTGCAGGGGTCTTGTGTGCCGTGAACCACAAAAGATTCGGTTTCATAATCAATGCGCCCCATACCCCCGGCATTCAGGCAATGGCTGACATTTTGATAAGTGTTTACTGGCTGCATATACCCGGCAGCGGCGTGATCTACGCTGTTGCTCCAGCCCCCGCTGCTAGCGCAAGCCTTAAACGTTCCGGCAACGTCTTCTTTCGCTTCTCTGCTCGGCGCAGGATTCCCTGACAGGCTTTCGCGCTCAAAAAGTACCGCTGCGGCAGGTCGCCAGTCACCAAGGTATCCGACAACAAACACACGCTTGCGTCTTTGGGCCACGCCGAAGAACTGAGCGTCAAGAACTCGGTAGGCGAACCCATACCCGAGCTCTGCCAGCATCCCGAGGAAGGTTCCAAAATCCCTTCCTCCGTTAGCTGACAAGACGCCGGGGACGTTCTCCCATACCAGCCATGTGGGGCGTAATCGTTTAGCAAGCGCACCGAACCCAAGCATGAGGTTGCCACGCGGGTCATCCAGTCCTTTTCTAAGGCCAGCGACTGAGAAGGACTGACAGGGAGTTCCTCCGACAAGAAGGTTAATTGGCTCATAATCGCCGTCCTGAATCGTTGTGAAGTCGCCGTGAAGCGGTACTTTCGGATAGTGGTGCTGCAAAACTGCGCAGGGGAAAGTGTCGATTTCGCTGAAGAATGACGGCTTCCAGCCCATGTGGTGCCACGCCTGGGTAGCGGCTTCGATGCCAGAACACACGCTGCCGTATTTCATGCTGCAACCCTCCGGCTCATTTCTTCGTTCAGCGCATCCCGAATCACCTGGGGCATGTAATCAATCCGGTACAGCCACAGCTGCTTGCCGTCACCCTGGGGGACGCTGTAGCAATCCGCGAGGCAGCCCAGCTTTCGGATGTCGCGGATCCGTGCGGTGATTTCGGTGTCTGTGCTGAAATTGGCCTTGCGGCGAATGGCTCCGGCTGTCATTGGGCCGGCGCCGTGCATGGCTCTTAACGCTCGGCCAAGGTTGGTTGTGCTTGCGGGTAGAGTCATACCTCCACCCCCATTAGCTCAATCTCAACCCGAACCGCTGAAGGTGTCACCCCATGCCGATAAGCGGCCGCGGCCAGGGTGTTCCGGCGCTGAATCGTTAGCAGTCGCTGTTGCTCGCGTTTCAGGTCGAGAATTACCTGGCGTTCATCATCGGTGACCAGCCGTGTAGGTAGGCCGGCCCAAAGGCGCTCAACAACGCTGCGGTGAACTTCACACTTGCGGGCGATTTTGGTGTCGCTGCTGATCGGCTCGATTTCTTTGCGGGCCTGGCGTCCGTCGATTACGTCTTGTGCGGCTTGGCGTAGGCTCATGACGCACCCCCAACACGGTATGATTTCCAGTCGAAGTCCAGCGCACGACCGCCGCCCTCGCGCAAACGGTCAACCACGCGCTCACCGACACACAAGGGCAGGTCTGCAACTTGCAGGTTGGTGATTAGTACGGTTGGCTTTTCGGCCAGGTAGCGAGCGTTTATGGCTTCGTATGCAACGGCTTGCTCAAAGCCGGTGAAGTTCTGCAAACCTACCTCGTCCAGCACCAGCAGGCGTGGCGCGGCAAAGTCGCTGTAAACGCTTTCTTCGGTGTAACCGGATTCCCTTGAGAACGAACCCTTCACTTCGCGCACAAGCTGCGCAAACGTCCAGTAATGGCATCCTTGGCCGGTAGCGCGGATTGTGTGAGCCAGTAGCGCACAGCCGAGGTGAGTCTTGCCGGTGCCGACTTTGCCCAGCAGAATCAATGAGCGCCCGCCGTGATCTTCGGAACTGACCAATTCGGCGTATTCGCGCAACTTGCGCAAGTTATTGGCAGGCTTCTGGCTGCTGGCGTCAAAGTTTTCAAATGACTTGCCTTGGAAACGCTCGGGTATGCCGGAGTTTTTAACCTTGCCCTCGATGCGGTCCCGGTACATTTGCGCTTGGCGGTTGCGCTCTTCTTCGTCCTGCTTTTTTTTATAAGCAATGCGCGAACACTCAGGGCAGCCCTTCCAGCCTTCCGGCGCGTTTCTCTTGCCTGAGAAGTGAATATCAACGAAGTCGCCATGCTGGTCGCAGGTGCCTGGCTGACGCTCGTCTACGCCGAACATGCGATCAAACGATGCTTCGCTAAACATTGGCTCTTTTGCTTCACCGCTTCTTTGCTCAGAAATTGGCTGCATTATCAGCTACCCCCTCGATTAACCCTTTGCTGTAATCGCGATCTTCGAAACCGGTGTGGCGGCTTTGGACCGGATGAATTTCAGCGGTTGGCTTTTGGTTGTTCATCCAGTTATTCAGAAAGCGGGTCATGTCCTTCGGCGTCTTCTGCCTGGAAGGGTTGGCGATTAGCCAGAGGCGGGCTTTCTGAAGTTGGTGGGCAACGTCAATTCTCGGGTAGGTGTTGCGAAGCTCTAAGGCAAACGATTCGTCTAGCTGGAATATTTCACCGCGCTTTGTCGGAAACTCAAGTGACGATTCAGCCTTTGCGCTTGGCGATTCGCCGGAAGGCGCTGAGCCTAAATCGTTCGGGCTGGCATCAGGTATCAGGTATCCGGAATCAGGAATCAGGGATAAGGAATCAGGAATCAGGGATAAGGAATCAGCAGGATCAGTTCCGTTCTGTGACGGTACTTGTTCCGTCTTTGTCGCGATCTTTCCCGAATCCTCTGTATCACCCTGTTTTATTGAGGCTTTTTCTTTTGGCTCTTTGCTCGCTTTTGACTCATCGAACACAGGAATATCACTGCCGCGAGTGATTTCATTCTTGTGCGGATTCTGGTGTTTTTTGAAGTTGCAGATGTGCATATAACGCGAACCGTTCTCGTCATACCTTTTAACGAAGCCGGACCGTTCCAGTTCCGTCACGAGCCCGTCAATGTCTACGTCGTCGTATGGGAGCGTTTGAACCTTCAGCTTTACCGGCTTGTATTCAAGGTTGCCGTTGTAGTCGGCCAGCATCCACGAATAGATGAAGACCAAGCGGGCGAGCGGGCTTGTTGCTGCCAACTCGTCGTTAGTGATTATTCCCGGCTTGATATTTCTTGATCTGGCCATTACGCAGCCTCCTGAATGTTGTGGATTGCCCATAAGCCACAAATCCAGTTCACGCCTTTGGCGGTAAACTTGGCCTCGCTAAAGGCATGACCGTTATCGGCAACGTCTGTTTTTGTCTCAAATCTTCCCGCGTCGATGTGGCCCTGGTATGCCGTCCACTCACTGCCAAGCCGGTACATAATCTTCTTGCTGACTAAAAAGGCGCGGAACTCTGGCTGCTTGGCTTTTAATAGCTTGCACACCTGGCGGAACCCTCGGCTGCCGCTGTCGGCTGACACGTAGCGCTCGACAAACTCAACGGCTGGCTTTGATTGCTCAATAAGGAGTTGTTGCTGCTCGATCTGTTCGGCTTGGTCTGCGGCAAGTCTGAGGGCGCTGGAAAGGGTTGTTGGTACTTTAGGCTGACTGGACTGCTCAAGCTCAAGCCAGCGCTTGATAATCGCTGAGCGTCGCTTTACGTCATATCCCGTCACCAGTAACTCGCTGTTGAAGCGGTCAAGGTGATATTCAGAGGTGTATCCGCGAGAGTCTCTTTCCTCAATTACATGACGCATCTCTGCGTCATCTCCAAGTTGGTCGAACATCGCCCGTATATCCCGGATAACGTCGCCGTGACGCTTGCCGGTCAAGCTTGCAATTTCAATACTGCCCATGGTTATCGGGCCGCTATTCACATTTACTATTAAGTCCTGCATAATATTCCTCGTTATCTGATTAACCGCCGAGGTGCTTGCTACACCGTTCGAGGCGGTTTTTTGGTTTCTGGCTGTTGTTCAGCCACTCCCGGTTACTGCGCGTCACTCACAGTTCTGTTCACTTCCAAATACTTTCTTCATACCTTCGTATTCATCACGCTTCTTTCGGAGGTAGCAGGCCATGACTTCACCCCCCTAATTCAGAAACAGTTGTTTGCCCAAGCTCTGCCAGTGCTCGAATCTGCGCGGCAGTGGACTCGGTAACGTGGAGGACTATTGTTTGTGTGCGCTTTTCCATATCACGCAGCCTGCTGTCGGCTTTCTCGGATCAGTGCCGACTTGAGCCAGTCCCCGCTGAAAGAGCCACCAGCGGCATCTGCAAGGCGTTCTGCGTAATTGGTTTCCCCAGTGTACTCGGTGCGAGGCAGCATTCCACGGTCAATCCACTTGTAAACAGCGCGAACACTCACGCCACAAGCTTTTGCCGCAGCCGGTACCTTGCCTGGGATCTTGTCAATGGAGCTTTTCAGCACGGTCATAGGGGTATCTCACAATGAACTTTGGGTACATCTTACAGAATGAACTGACTCTTCCGCAAGCTTTAAGCGAAAATGCACTTATGGTTCATACAAGCGAAGAAGAACGACTGGCGGAATTTGCAAAACGACTCGGTGAAGCCTTGGAGTTTGCGAAGATAAATAAATACGGCTCAGGTATTCTCCTGGCCAGGCTGACGGGCAAGACCGGCAAGGCCGGCAACAAGTGGGTTAATGGTGAATCCTTCCCCCGAAAAGGGAATATGGAAATGATTGCCGACAGGCTTGGAGTGAGGGTTGAATGGCTTGAGTATGGCGTCGGCCCAATGAAGACCGATGGAAACGTGGAGATTGACGCAACCCACAGAACGCGA